CGCGAGTCCTAGGAGTGATGCCTATGGCATTTACTGATCCTCTGTCCATCACTATTTCTGGAACGACGACTCCCCTCCCTCGCATTTCTGTGATGGAGGACGAGTCGATCTACCAGAGTAATGATGGCCTCATTCAAGTGCAGGCTTCTCACGACAGTGGGAAGCGTTATCGGCACTTGTTGAGGGTCAATCATTCGAAGCTTGCTCCGGATCCGTTCCGGCCTACGGAAAACGTCAAAGTATCGATGAGTCATTACATCGTGTTTGACGTTCCCGTGGCTGGTTATTCGGCTACGGAGCAGATCGCTGTGTACACTGGCTTCAAAACCATGTACTCAGCAGCTACGGATGCACTCATCACCAAACTCCTCGGTGGTGAGTCGTAGAGGACCTGAGGTTCTAGATCTCTCAGGTCTCAAACCCTCCGAAAGGAAGGCTGAGCCTGTGGATTTAGATCCTCTTGGCATCAAAGCGGAGCATGGAGAAGAGGGTCTGACGATTTTCCTTAAGGTCAACTATAAGGTTGTCCTTTTGGTTGTCGTTTTGACCGATATTTTCCATACGTCTCTTAATGAGGTTGTTGCTCACTTCTTTGGTCTGTGAAGACCAATCGTGAACTCAATTCTCATTTTGAGATCCTACATGGCTGATGAGCCATGTAGTGCCGCTGATGCATCGCCTTAGGGCGGTTCCTGTGGTCTGGTTGAGAGAGTGCCACCTGCACAGGTGGTACCTGGATGATAAGTCCAGGGTCTCAACCAGGTGAGCGCCATAGGCTATGGATCAGTAACCTCAAATGAGGAGGGCTGATGAAAAGCCTGATGTCACTCTGGTCCCAGGTAGCTGAGGAATCGGCTACCTATTGCCGCACTAGCGCCACTATGGACATTAATACCGTCCATAGGCGAGTCGAACATGAGGGGTTATCGTTTTTAACGATAACCCTGCCTGACCTAGGGAAATCCACCCAAAAGTGGATTGACCAAGGCCAGGCCGGTATCAACTCTTCCTTTACAACGGGAAGAGGAAGTCTCCCTCTATTTCTAGAAGGTTTCTTCAACCGTGTGTTCGACCGGAGTAGTGGCACGTTACTTGACGAGCCATGTATCGACTCAATCATTGCCATCCGTCAACTTACGTTGATGTTTGGCAAGATGTCCCTTCCTTGCTCACCAGCAAGGGAGAGGAAAGCGATACAGAACTATGTCAAGTGTGAGCAGGATGTCCGTCAGTCAGACATGAATCTCAGTCAGGAAGATTTGGCTGAGTTTCAACAAATGTCTGATTTGCTCTTCCGAGAAGTCTTTACCCAGATGGATAGAGATATCTATTATGGAGAGCTTCTCCCGAGACATGGCCCAGGATCAACTGCGGATGGTCTTTCCAGTAATGGAAAGTATCTGCAGTCTACTTGGACCAGGCGACTCGAAGAGGTCTTTCCCTCTTACGAGTACTTGATTCCAAATCACCACTTCCGTGGTGATTTGGATCGGGTGAACATCCTCGAACCCGATGCTGAGATTCCTGTTAAGGTTATCTCAGTGCCTAAAACGTTGAAGACTCCGAGAATTATAGCGATGGAACCTGCGTGTATGATGTATACACAGCAGGCTCTCCTTCGCTGTCTTCTCTCGTCCTTAGGGAGGGATGAACTCCTCTCTAAGGTTATTGGATTTGACGACCAGGTCCCTAATCAAGACTTGGCTCGTCAGGGTTCGGCTGATCGCCGAACGGCAACACTCGATTTGAGTGATGCCTCCGATAGAGTCTCCAATCAGCTCGTCCGAACGATGGTGTCACGATGGCCCCATTTGAGTAAGGCCATTGATGCCACCCGTTCTCGACGGGCCGACGTACCTGGAGTCGGAGTAATTCGACTCGCGAAGTACGCGTCTATGGGTTCAGCGCTCTGTTTTCCGTTTGAAGCCATGGTCTTTACGACCATGATTTTCATCGGGATTCAGAGATCGCTTAACGTGACCATGACCCGGAAAGATATTAATTCTTTCCGGAACTCGGTGCGTGTCTACGGGGATGACTTGATTGTCCCTGTAGATCATGTGCTGTCGATCGTACAGACTCTCGAACTTTTTGGAGCTCGAGTTGGTCTGGACAAGTCTTTCTGGACAGGAATGTTCAGAGAGTCTTGTGGTAAGGAATACTTTAATGGATCTGACGTATCTCTCGTCAGAGTCCGGCAAGCGTTACCTTACACGATCGCAGACGCGACAGAGGTGATCGCAACAGTTGCTCTCAGGAACCAGTTCTATTTGGCTGGCTACTGGAAGACAGCTAGTTGGTTGGATAAGCAATTGACGAAAATAATGAGATATTTTCCGAAAATTGCGCCAACTTCCTCTGTGTTGGGCAGGGTTTCATTCCTCGGTTATCAATCCGAACGAATGCACCCATTCCTGCATAGTCCACTAGTTCGTGGCTATGTTGTGCAGGCCAAAGCTCCTAGTGATCCACTAGGAGATACTGGTGCCCTACTTAAGTGCTTACTCAGACTGGAGACCCGTAGTATTCTAAGGGGTGTCGAAAGGGATTTCGACTTAGTCCCCTGCTACGAATCCGGTCTGGCTCGCGAAAGCGGGCCTTCCCCGTTGAGTTTGCCACTCACGGGACAAGATGAGGAGCACTTAGAGCGTTCTGGACGCCCCAAGCGCGTCGGCATCAAGCTTGAGTGGCGACCCCCGTTTTAAAGCGGGGGCGGGGTCAGTAAAATGACCTTGTGGGAGAGTCAAGCCGGTATTTAAATATACCGGAGGT